CGGGCACAAGCACGGCGACATCATGGGCTACACCTGGGCGCAGTTCATCACGTACCTGCGCATCGGCCAGGCGCGTGACGCGGCCGACCAGGCCACCGAGCTGCTGCTGATGAACCAGGCCTTTGCCGGCGGCGAAGGCGCCACCAAGTTGCTGCGCGAGCTCAACCGCAAGGCCGAGGGCTGAGCAGATGGCTGGCAAGGCGATCGAAGCGACACTGCGGGTCGCGGCTGACTTCTCCAGGGCACTGGCCGAGCTGCGCGCCTTCAAGAAGGAGGCCGGCCCCACGACGGCCGTGGCCGCGGGCGGACAGCAGGCCGACAAGTCGAAGGCCAAGGCCGATCAGGCCGCGCTGACGGCCGACAACCGCGCAGCCACATCCGAGCACGAGCAGCAGGCCGCGCGCCGCTCAGCGGCCGACCGCGCCGCTGCGGCCGAGGCCCTGGCGGCGCAGAAGGCCGCGCTGCGCGCCCAGCGCGACGCCGATCGCGCTGCCGCCCGCGAGCGCCGCGAGGCCGAGGACACCGAACGCCGCGCCAAGCGCAAGGCGCAGGCGCAAAGCGACCGCGAGGAACTGGCCGCCACCAGCCGCAAGCAGCGCGCAGCCCGTGAAGAGCAGCGCAAGCTGACGCAGGTGGCGCCACAGGTGACAGACATCGTCACCGGCCTGGCTGGCGGCCAGAACCCGTTGATGGTGGCGCTGCAGCAGGGCGGGCAGCTGCGCGACATCTTCGGCGGGGCGGGCAACGCGGCGCGGGCGCTGATGAGCGCGATCACCCCGATGCGCGTGGCCGTGGTGGGCGTGGGCGCGGCCTTTGCGGTGGTGGTGAGCCAGATCATCGCCGGCCATGCCGAGAGCGAGAAGCTGCGCCACACGCTGGCGCTGACGGGCAACGCGGCGGGTACGTCGCTGGGGCAGATCAACAGCCTGGCGCAGGGCATTGCGCAGCAGACCGGTGCTGGCATCGGCACCGTGCGCGACATCATGCAGGCGCTGCTGTCGGTGGCGGGCCAGACCAGCAACACGCTGGGCGAGACCGGCCGCGCGGCGGCTGCGCTGGCGCGGCTGAGCGGGGCATCAGCCGATGAGGCGGTGAAGGCCTTCGAGGACCAGGCCGCGGGCGTGACCGACTGGGCTCGCAAGGCCAACAAGGCGTACAACTTTCTGACCGCCGAGCAGGTGGCCTACATCCGGCGCCTGGAGGCGCAGGGCCGCAGCGAAGAGGCGATCCGCTTCGTCAACGGCAAGCTGGCCGACACGCTGCAGCAGCGCACCGGGCCAGCGCTGGGCACGCTGGAGAAGGCCTGGGCCGCCACCACGCGGGCGGTGGGCGGCTTCCTGGACATGCTCAAGGCCATCGGCCGTGACGAGACCACCGAGGACAAGCTCAAGAAGCTGCAGACCCGGCTGGAAGCACTGCGCGCCGTGCCGCAACGGGGGCGCGCACCGCGGCCAGGCCGCGAGCAGATCAACGAAGCACCGGTGCTGCAGGAGCGCAACACCATCCTGCGCGACCAGCTGCGCGCGTCCGAACGATCGGGAGAGTCGAAGGCTGAGCAGCAGGGCATCCTGGAACAGACCAAGGCCTGGCAGGAGTCGCTGACCGCGGTCACACTGGCCGGGGCGCAGAAGCGCCTGCAGGGCCAGCTGGCCGCGCTGGACAAGCAACAGGCGGCCGTGGAGCTGGCCGATGCGCGCGGCCTGGTCAGCGAGCGCGACAAGGCGCTGGCGCTCAACCGAATCGACCAGGACCGGCTGCGCGCGCAGATCGCGCTGCAGCAGCTGCAGGCCGGCAAGGCCCGTGCGGCCATCGACCTGGAAAGCAACCCGCAGGACAAGCGCGGCGCCGAGGCGCGCGCGATCGAGGCCGAGGCGCAGCTGATCGCGCTGCAGGGCCGGCTGCAGGCCACCATTGCCGACGCCCAACGCATCACCGAAGCCGACGCGCTGGCCAAGAGCCGCGAGCGCGCGCAGGAATGGGCGCAGATCTGGCAGCAGGCCGACCAGCAGGTGCGCCAGCTGACCAGCGACAACGCGTTGAGCGACGCTGCGCAGCAGGGCGACCCGCGGGCCCGTGCCCAGGCTGAGGCCCAGGTGCGCGTGGACGCGCTGCGCCGCGAGATCGACGCCACGGTGCGTGACCTGCGCGTGCAGATCTCGCTGGCCATCACGCCCGAGGCGCGCAAGGATCTGCAGCAGCAGGTGGGCGCGCTGCTGCTCGAAGGCAGCCAGGCCTTGCGCGAGGTGGGCCGCACGGGGGTGTCGCAGTCGCTGCAGACGCAGCTGGGCGAGCAGCTCGACAGCCTGCGCCTCAAAGAAGAGGCGCTGGCCCTGGCCGTGAGCCAGGGCGCGATGAGCACCGAAGATGCCGAGCGCCGTAAATTCGAAGCCCGTGCTGCGGCACTGCCGCAGCTGCTGGCGCAGCTCGAGCTGCTCAAGGCCACGGCCAGGACCGAGTCCGACCGCAACGCCATCGCCGCGCTGCAGCTGCAGCTGCAAGGCCTGGCCGACAAGACCACAGAGGTTGAGGCCACGCTCAAGGGCAGCATCGGCAGCGGGTTTGCGGACTTCTTCACCAGCGTGGCCACCGGGGCCGAGCGGGCTGATCGGGCGTTCGGCAACTTCGTGGCCGGTGTGCTGCGATCCATGCTCAACCTGATCGCGCGCCGCCTGGGCGAGCAGCTGGTGAACAGCTTGTTCAACAGCCAGGGCAACGGCGCCGGCAACTGGCTGGCCCAGCTGTTCACCACGGCGGTGACCACCAAGCACAGCGGCGGCCTGATCGATGGCGCGATGACGGCCACGCGCAACGTGGCGCCGTGGGTGTTCCACGGGGCGCAGATCCTGCACAGCGGCGGCATTGCCGGCCTGCGAAGCGGCGAGGTTCCCGCGGTGCTGATGAAGGGCGAAGAGGTGCTGACGGCCGACGACCCGCGCCACCGCAACAACCTGGCGCGCGCGGGCGGCAGCGGCGGCCCGCTGATCGGCAACCTCAACGTGGCCGTGAGCACCGACGGCACCGGCACGGCCGCGGGCGACGCCGCGCTGGCACAGCGCCTGGGCGGTGCGCTCAAGTCCTTCATCGAGCAGAAGCTGGCCGAGGAAATGCGCCCCGGCGGCATGCTGCAGAACCTGGCCAGGGGGTAGGCGATGGCCGTGTTCGACTGGGTCGAAAGCGCCGGCACCGCACTGGAAGAGGCGCCCCGCGTGGCGCGCACCCAGTTCGGTGACGGCTACGAAGAGCGTGCACCCGATGGGCTGAACCCCATCACGCAGAGCTGGCAACTGCAGTTCACCGGCATCGACCGCGAGGTGGCGTCTGACATCGTGGCGTTCTGGCGCGCGCGCATCAACGCCGCCGCGGGACAGGAGGCCTTCGACTGGACGCCGCTGTGGCACGTGGACGCGATCCGCGTGACCTGCAGCCGCTGGACAGTGACGCAGGACCAGACGCCCGAGACGGTGAGCATCACGGCCACCTTCAAGCAGGAGCACCTGGCATGACCGCCAGCGTGGCCATGCAGGCGGTGCTGCTGAGCCAGAGCGCACCGGTGGAGCTGTGGGACCTGGACATCACCCCCATCGGCGGGGCGCTGTACCGCTTTGCGGCGCAGACCAACGAGCTGGGCACCGCCATCGTGTGGCAGGGCAACACTTACAACCCGCTGCCGATCTCGGCCACGGGCTTCGACCGCCGCGCCAGTGGCCCCTTCCCGCGGCCGCGGGTGCAGGCCAGCAACGTGCTGGGCACGCTGGGCCAGCTGATCCGCGACCACGACAACCTGCGCGGCGCGCGGCTGTACCGCCGCCGCACGCTGGCGCTGTACCTGGACGCGGTGAACTTTGCCGCCGGCAACGCCGACGCCGACCCGCTGGCCGAGTACGCGCCCGAGCTGTGGCTGGTGGACCAGTGCACCGGCCGCAACCGGCTGACGGTGGAGTGGCAGCTGCGCAACCCGCTGGACTTTGACGGTGTGATGCTGCCCGCACGCACGGTGCAGCCCAACTACTGCCCGTGGGCATACCGCAGCAGCGACTGCGGCTACACGGGAGGCCCGGTGGCCAAGGTGGACGACAGCGCCACCGCGGTGTCGGGCGAAGACCGCTGCAGCAAGCGCCTGTCGGGCTGCAAGCTGCGGTTTCCCAACCAGGTGCTGCCGTTCGGGGGCTTCCCCGGCGTGGGGCGGCTGCGCGAGGTGTGACGTGAACCTGATCGAAAAGCTCAGCCCCGAGCTGCGCGCCGCAATGATCGAGCATGCGCTGGCCGAGGCGCCGCGTGAGGCCTGCGGCCTGCTGCTGGCGTTGCCCGACGGTGCCGGCTACTACCTGCCGGCGCGCAACCAGCATGACGGCGCCGCGGGGCGTGACCGCTTCCGCATGGACCCGCAGGCCTGGATCGACGCCGAAGAGGCGGGCCAGGTGGTGGCGGTGGTGCACAGCCACCCGAACGCCAGCGCCAACCCCAGCATGGCCGACCGGGTGATGTGCGAGCGATCGGGCCTGCCGTGGCTCATCGTCGGCACGCCGTCTGGCGCGATGGTGCAGCTGGATCCCAGCGGCTGGAGCGCCCCGCTGGAGGGCCGCGAGTTCAGCCACGGCGTGCTGGACTGCTACACGTTGGCGCAGGACTGGTACCGCCGCACCTGGGGCCTGGCGCTGCCGGACTTTGAGCGCCAGGACGGCTGGTGGGAGCGTGGCAAGGGCCTGCACTTGTACCGTGACGGCCTGCTGGCGGCGGGCTTCGAGGTGATCAACACCAGCGAGCCGCAGCTGGGCGACGGCTTGCTGATGCGCGTGGTCAGCGAGGTGGAGAACCACGGCGCGGTGTACCTGGGCGACGGCATGATGCTGCACCACCTGTACGGGCAGCTGAGCCGGCGCGAGCGCTGGGACTGGAACTGGCAGCGCCGCACGACGCTGATCGTGCGCCACCGCTCCAGGATGGGCGCATGACGGCCGCAGCGATGCAGCGCCTGGTGGAGGTGCGGCTGCACGGCCACCTGGCAGCGCAGTTCGGCCGCGTGCACCAGCTGGCCGTCGAGTCGGCGGCCGAGGCGGTGCAGGCCCTTTGCATGATGCGCAAGGGCTTTGCTGATGCGGTGCGGGGTTTCGGCGGGCCGGGCTACCGCGTGCGCGTGGGAAGCGGCGATCGGGCGCGCTGGCTGGACGAAGGCACGCTGCCGATGAGGCTGGGCAGCGCCGAGCGCGTGGACATCGTGCCGGTGACACACGGGCGCAAGCGCGCAGGGGTCGGGCAGACGATCGCGGGCGTGATCCTGCTGGTGATCTACTACTTCTACCCGGTGCCTGCCCTGTACAACATGGGAGTGGCCCTGATCCTGGGCGGTGCCATCTCGCTGCTGTCACCCGTGGCCAAGGGCGGCGACGGCAAGGCCAAGCAGGAGGCCAGCCAGACGCTGAACGGCCCGCCCAATATCACCAGCGCGGGCGGCCCGGTGCCGCTGATCATTGGCCGCATGCTGGTGGGGTCGGTGACGATCAGCGCCGGCCTGAGCACCGACCAGGTCGAGATCCCGGTGGTCGACCCCGGGCCGCCACCGTTGCCGCCCGAAGAGCCGGCCTATTGGGATCTGGCACCCGGCGGCGGAGGCGACGGGCCATGACCGAGCTGCAAGGGGCCAAGGGCGCCAGCACCCCCACCGAGGCCAGCGACACGCTGCGCAGCACGCAGCGCGCCGAGATCATTGACCTGCTGGGCGAGGGTCAGATCGGCGGCCTGGTCAACGGTCTCAAGAGCGTGTACCTGGACGGTGTGCCGGTGGAGAACGCCGACGGCAGCCGCAACTTCGGCGAGTTCGGCTATCAGCTGGCGCTGGGCGGGCCCACCACCGAGAACACCCACGCTTTCGGCGACGTGCAGACCGAGGTGGGCGTGGGCGTCACGGTCCTGGCCGCGGTGCCGGTGGTGCGCACCATCACCGACGTGACGGCCGACCAGGTGCGCGTGACCATCTTGGTGCCGCAGCTGGTACAGCAGCAGGACAACGGTGACCGCGTGGGCACGTCGGTCGAATACAAGATCGAGGTGCAGAGCAACGGCGGCGGCTATCAGCCACGCTGGACCGAGACCATCACCGGCAAGGCCACCAGCCCGTACAGCCGCGCCGTGTTGGTGAAGCTGGCCGACCTGGGCCCCGCGCCGTACGACGTGCGCGTGACCCGCATCACCGCCGACAGCGCCAGCGCCAACCTGGTCAACGCGATGGCCTGGGCCAGCTACACGGTGATCAGCGGTGTGCGCATGCGCTACCGCAACAGTGCGGTGGCGCGCATCACCTTTGACGCCAAGAACTTCAGCGCCATCCCGAGCCGCTGGTACGACATGATGGGCCTGAGCGACTGGGACATCCCGGTCAACTACGACCCGCTGGCCCGCACGGTGACAGGCAGCTGGAACGGGCTGTGGAAGCAGGGCTGGACCAACAACCCGGCCTGGGTGCTGCACAACCTGATCAAGCACCCGCGCTACGGCCTGGGCCAGTACGTGGTGCAGCTGCCCGACAAGTGGACGCTGTACCAGCTGGCCGCCTGGTGCGACGAGCCGCTGAGCAACGGCCGCGGGGGCACCGAGCCGCGATACACCATCAACGCGTGGATCGTCGAGCAGACCGAGGCGCTGCGGTTGCTCAGCGAGATCTGTGCGGTGTTCCGCGGGGTGCTGATGCACGGCGGCAGCACGCTGACCGTGACCTGGGACGCCCCGGGCGAGCCGGTGGCCAGCTACACGCCGGCCAACGTGGTGGACGGGCTGTTCACCTACGCCGATGGCAGCAGTGCGGCCAAGAAGACCAGCTGCACCTGCTGGTACACCGACCGCAGCCAGGCCGGCAAACGCGTGCCCGCGACCTGGGACGACGCCGACCTGGTGGCGCGCTACGGCTTGCGCACGATGGAGATCAACCCCATCGGCGTGGCCTCACCTGCGCAAGCGCTGCGCATGGCCAAGTGGGCGCTGTACACGGCGCACTTCGAAGAGCAGACGGTGGCCTTTCGCGTGGGCAGCGAAGGGCCGGTGCGGCGGCTGGGAGAGGTGTTCCAGATCAGCGACCCGAGCGAGACCGGCGAGCGGCTGGGCGGGCGCATCCACGCAGCCACCAGCACCACGGTGGATCTGGACGCCTCGGTGCTGCTGCTGGGCGGCGAGACCTACACGCTGTGGGTAACGCAGCCCGACCCGGCCGACCACACTCGGCTGGTACTGGAAAGCCGCACCGTGACCACTGCCGCCGGCACGGTCGAGACACTGACCGTGACCCCGGCCTTCAGCGCGGTGCCGGTGGCGCAGACGGTGTGGCTGCTGGAGGGCAGCACGGTGGCGCCCACCCTGTGGCGCTACGTCAACATCAGCGAGGCCAAGGGCGACGACGGCCGCACTGAGTACGACGTGCTGGGCGTGCGCTACGAACCCGGCAAGTGGGCGCAGATCGAGCAGGACCAGCCGCTGACCGTGCGGCCCACGCGGCGCCTGGCCAACGTGGCGCCGCCGGTGGCCAGCATCACGATCACCGAAACGCTGTTCTACGACCAGCAAGGCGGCGCGCACATCCGCGTTACGGTGAGCTGGCCCATCCCCGCCCCGGGCCTGCGCTACGTGCTGGCCTGGCGCATGAACGACGGTGCCTGGACCACCCTGCCGCCCAGCAGCGCCAACAGCATCGACGCAGTCGACCTGCAGCCGGGTGTGTACGAGGTGCAGGTGCAGACGCTCAACGGGCTGGGCCACATGAGCCTGCCGGTCACGCAGACCGCGGTGCTGGTGGGCGAGGTGGGGCGGCCTGACGACGTGACAGGCCTGGCGTTCCAGATCGTGCCGGGCGGGCTGCGCCTCGAGTGGCAGCCCAACAGCCGGCCGGGCCACGGCATGACGCGGCTGAGCTATGGTGCCAGCTACGCGACGTCGACCTTCTTCTGGGAGGGCAATGCCACCGACACGGTGGTGCGCCCGCCGGCCGACGGCGTGTACCTGGTGTGGGCGGTGCACATCAGCCGGGCGGGCGTGCTCAGCCTGGTGCCCAGCTCGCTCGAGGTGCCCTACGTGGCCAGCGCCGCGGGCAGCGACGGGCTGAACAACGCTACGGTGGTGCTGTACCAGCGCGCGGCAAGTGCACCCGCAGTGCCGAGCGGGGCGGTGGTCTACACCTTCTCCACCGGCGGCGTGTCGGGCCTGAGCGACGGCTGGCTGGCCGACATCCCGGCCGGTACGCTGCCGCTGTGGGTGGTCAAGGCGGTAGCCAGCAGCACCACGGCCACCGACAGCATCGGCAGCGGGGAGTGGCAGACGCCCGTCGTGCTGGCGCAGGACGGTGAGGCGGGTGCCACCGCGCCGTCGTTGGTCCTGGTTGCCGACCCCATGATCTTCACCACGCCGGCCAACAGCGACACGCCAACGCCGGCCACGACGACGATCAGCGCCATCACCACCAACCTGCCCGGCGCCACGTACGCCTGGACGGTGGATGGCGTGCCGGTCGGCGCGACGGGCGGCGCGGTGGTGGCGACGGCTTTCCCGAGCGGCAGCCGCAGGACGGTGACGTGCACCGCCACGTCGGGCGCGCTGAGCGCCAGCGACACCATCAGCATCTACTCTCTTCGCGAAGGGAGCGACGCGTTTGCCGCGGGCCTGGACAACGAGGCGCAGAACGTGACTTGCGACAACGCGGGCACGCCCAGCCCGGCGGGCCAGTTGCCGCTGACGGCGCAGGTGTACTGCACGCTGGGCGCCGCGTTCGTGACCGCAGGTGTGACCTACGGCATCCAGGCGGGCACGAACTCGGGGTTCAGCGGCCCCAGCATCAGCAGCACGGGCGCGGTGTCGATCGCAGGCATCACGGCCGACGCGGCCAGCGTCGTGTTCACCGCCACGCGTGGGTCGGTGACGATCCCCATGCGCTTCACGGCCACCAAGACGCGGGCCGGTGCGCCGGGCAGCGCTGGTCAGGCGGGGGCGAGCACGCGCATCGCCTACGCGCTGTATACCGGCAACCCGACGATGAGCGGTGCGGCGGTGACGACCACAGGACCCAGCTCGTTGCCTGCCACCACGGCCTGGGCGCCAACGGCGGCAACCGCCTTCAGCACCGGTGTGCAGATACCCGCCAGCGGGCAGGCCCTGCTGATGACGATGGGCACCTATGACCCAGGCACCAACCTGACGACCTGGCAGCAGCCGTTCCTGGCCAACCTGCGCGTGGGCAACCTGGCCGCGCTGTCAGCGCAGATCGACGGGGTGCTGGCGCAGTCGGTCTACAACCCGGCCACGGGGGTGTTCACCAGCAAGACGGCGGCCTTGGCTGCAAACACCAGCAACGGTGCAGAGATCGGGGTGTTTGCGACCACGGGGGTGAGCGGTGGCACCGGCTTGGTCGGGTCGACGTTGACCGCTGGGGCCACTGGCGTGCACGGGCATGGCCCGACCGGCGTGCGTGGCACCACGACCAGCGGCGGGGTGGCGGTTGACGGCCAGGCCACGGGATCCGGGTCCAGGGCCATTGCCGGCCGTAGCGACGGCAACGGCAGCTACGGCGGGTACTTCAGCGTGGGGGGTGTGGGTGGTGGCGCGACGAACATCGCCCTGTACGCCACGGCCACGGCGCCGCGCACCGCGCTGTGGGTGGACGGGCTGTCGCTGTTCACCAGCCAGATTCAGAGCGTGGTGTCCACGGGCACGGCACCGCTGTCAGTGGCCAGCACCACGGTCAACACCAACTTCAACGCGGACTTGCTGGACGGCCAGCATGCAAGCGCTTTTCAGTCGGCGCTGGGTTTCACGCCGGTACGGCAAGGCGGTGGGGCCGGGCAAGGTCCGAACACGGTTTTCATCGGTTGGCTGGGCGGCGCTTTGGGCCTGCAGGTCGACGCGACGAACTACGGTGCGACCTGGCCGATCAACGTGGGCGGCACAGCCGGCGGACTGAGTGCCGCGGTGTGGGCTTCGCCCGGCGCCATCGGCGTGACCACGCCGAACAGCGGGCGCTTCAGCGACCTGACGGTCAT